CACGGCGGAAGCGCAGACGGACAGCGAGACGGATGATGCTCCCGAGCCGGAGCTAGAGGCCGAAGCCGAACCCGCAGACGATGACGAACCGCAGGACCAGAAGGACGAGGCAGCGGAAGCCGCCAAGCCCGAACCTCCCGACGATGTGACCGTCACCGTGAACGGCGAAAAGGTCGCTCTCAGCGACCTCAAGGCCGGCTATATGCGGCAGGCTGATTACAGTCGCAAAACTCAGGATGTGGCGAACAACCGCCGCAGGCTTGAGGAAATGTCCGGGCGCGTCACGCAGACCGTGACGGCAGTTGCCGACTTTTTGGCATCACAGATCCCCGATGCACCAGACGCCACCCTGGCGATGACCGATCCCGCTCGATTTGTGCAGATGAAGGCGCTGCATGAGGCCGCCGTGTCTCAAGTCAATGCGTTCCTGGCACACGCGGGAGAGGCCAAGGCCGTTTCGGATGGGCTTACGCAGGCGCAGCGCGCTGAGATTATCACCAGCGAGAACGCCAAACTTGCCGAAGCCTTTCCGCAGACGGCCACGCCAGAGGGCCGAAAGGCTTTCTTCGATAGGGCGGCGGTTGCCGCGCGCGATCTCGGTTATAGCCCCGAGGAAATCAGCGCAGCGACGGACCATCGCCTGTTCAAACTTGCGCACTATGCGGCCATCGGGTTTGCGGCTGAAAAAGCCAAAACCAAGGCCGTGGCGAAGGTCGAAGGAAAGCCGCCCGTAGCGCCGACGAAGCGCCTGCGTGCGGCCGGGGATCAGGTTTCCAAAAACCGGGAAGCGATGAAGCGCCTTACCCGCTCCGGCTCGATCAACGACGCAATGCTGATCGACTGGGAATGATCTCGATCCCATAGGAGGCCACACATGGCCGCGCTTTCCAATACCCAGCTCACCACGACTTCGGTGGGCAACCGCGAAGAGCTTTCGGACGTTCTGAACCGGATCACCCCGGAAGACACCCCGATTTACACCGATATCCCGAAAGGGACTTGCGTTTCGGTCCATCCCGAGTGGGAAACCGAGGTGCTTGCCGCGCCGACCGAGAACATTCGCACGGAAGGTGACGAATACGCCTTCGACGCGGGTGACACCCCCGAGCGCGTGGGCAACTACACCCAGATCATGCGCAAGACTGGCATCGTCTCCGAAACCCAGGAGAAGGTGGATCAGGCCGGCAACGCCAACAAGGTGAAGCACCAGAAGCTCAAGAAAGGCATCGAGCTTCGCAAGGATGTGGAGCTCGCGATCATCACCAATAACGCCTCTGTGGCGGGTGCGACGCGCGAGTTCGGCGGCCTGCCAACCTGGGTGGAGACCAACGTGTCTCGTGGCTCTGGTGGGTCGAACGGTGGCTTTTCCATCGACACGGGCCTGACGGTCGCCGCGACGAACGGCACCCAGCGGGCTTTCACCAAGACCATCATGGATTCCGTGATGTCCCAGGGCTACACGAGCGGCGCCAACTTCTCCAGCGTCTACGTGTCCCCTTACGTGAAATCCGTGTTCGTCACGTTCATGTCGGACAGCAACGTTGCGCCGTTCCGCTATGCCGTGGCCAACGGCGACAGCAACAGCATCATCGCCAATGCGGACATCTATGAAGGTCCGTTCGGCAAGGTGTTCGTCAAGCCCAACCGCGTCATGGCGGCCTCGGCTGGTGTCGCTCGGAATGCCTTCTTCATCGACACCAGCATGCTTTCCTTCCTCTGGCTTCGCAAGATCCAAGAGGACAAGGAAGTCGCGCGCACGGGTGACGCCAAGAAGTTCGTTCTCATCGGTGAAGGCACGCTCAAGTGCCACAACGAGGCCGGCATCGGCGTCGCTGCGGACCTGTACGGCCTGACCTCCGGTTCCTGACGACGTGCGCTGAAAATTGCGCAGACATAGGGCCTCGCCTCCGGGCGGGGCCTTTCTCATTTCATAGGTGCAAAATGTCCGATCTGAAAAAGCAGGCCGAAGAACTCGGCATTGATGTTGATGGGCGCTGGAGCGAGAAGCGGCTTCAGGACGAAATCGACAAGGCACTGGGTGCGCCGAAGGCCGAAGACAAGCCCGCCCCCAAACCGGCGGCTGAAAAACTGATCGCCGTGCGCATTAACCGAGACTTTTGGGATGAGTCGGGCGAGCGCCACCGCAAGGGGCAGATTGTCGAAGTTTCCGTCGAAGCCGCCTTGGACGGCGCCGAAAGCGGCGCGCTGTCTCGGGTGAAGTGATGCGGTCGGCTCACATGGCTCGCGCCGTCACGGATGGCGGGTGGACCCTGTTCGATTGGGACGCCGCGACCGGGCGCACCACGTGGGTAACGACGGACGACAGCGGCAACATGGTGTTTCGCTATGACATGCCTGTTGCCGCGACAATCGAGGACAACACTGCGGCTCGAAACGCTGTGTCGTCCGGCTGGAAAGGCGATTGGCACCGCATCGCCAGCGTCCCCATGCAGCTTCTTTACGACCGGAATTTGGGCCTGAACGAAGCGGTTCTTCAGGGTGACGACGCGCACGTGCGGCGGTTTCTGAACGATTCCGATAACCGGGCGTGGCGCACAAAGGAAGGGGTAGTTTGATGCTTGACAATCCCCATTTGATCGTGACCGCGCCGTGCGAGGGTGGGCTTTTTAGCCTTCGCAGAGATATGAGCGCACCCATCCGGATTTTTTCTGATGGCCGCGTTGAGGACGACTATACGGGTATTAAGAGGCCCCCATTCTCGGCAGAAGAATTGCAAATAATTCTGGTTGCTGCTTCCAGCAATGATGCAATGATGCAAAAAGCGACAGCTTATGAGCGCCTTTGAAAACCTGATCGACCTGCGCTTTGCGGTCGCGGATCACGTTGGCAATCGCTCGATCTCGGATGTGTTCCCGCGCCTCGTCGAGATGGCTGAGAACGACCTGAATTCGCGCCTGCGCACGCGGTGGCAGTTGCAGGATTACACGCTGTATTTCGAGGACGAAGTTAGCACCCTGCCGCCTGATTTCCTCGAAATGTACTCGGTCGCGGGGCGCGAGCGCGGGGACTATGAGATTGGCCCGATGACCATTCGCCTCGCGCGTGCCGGCGGGGATCGGGCGTGTCAGTATTACGCCAAGCTGCCCACGCTGTCTTGCAGCCCAACGGCGTGCAATTGGCTTCTGTCCCGATATCCCGACGTGTACCTCTATGGGGTCGCGCTCCAGGCTGCGAAATATCTCCGGGATATGGATCTCGCCACGGTGACAGCGAGCCTCTACGGGGACGCGCTTAAGCTTTTGCAGATCGATGATGACCGGGCGCGGTGGTCTGTCGCGCGCGTGCGTGTGCGGGGGCTGACGCCATGAACCTGCTTCAAATGGTGCAGGAAGTGGCCAAGAACGCAGCCATTCCGCCGCCCGTAAGTTTGAGCGATAGCGACGCAGACAGTGTGCTTCTGACGCGGTTTCTCAACGACGCCGGGTCGGAATGCGCGCGGCGCTTTGATTGGGGTGGCTTTCGCGTCGAAACCAATATCAGCGGCACGGGCGCGGCGGACACGTTCAACCTTCCGAGCGACTATGAACGGCTTTGCGCGGGCCTTTCCATCTCGGTTTCTGGCAATCCGTTGCGTGGGAGCCTCACGCAAGACGAATGGAACTCGCTCACGCCGGCCATTGGCGTGCCCCGCTACTTCTACCTGACGGGCTCGCGAATTGCCTTCTTCCCGTACATGCGCACCACAAACACCGCAAAAATTTCGTACCTATCCAAGAATTGGGCGCTTGATGATGCCGGGCCGAAGCCGGTTATGGTGGCCGCAGAGGACCGCGCGACGATCCCCGATGATGTTCTGATCGCGGGCGCGGTGTGGCGGTGGCGCCGGCACGTCGGCAAGGACTTTGCGGATCATGTCGCAGAGTTCGAAGCAATCTTGGCGGACCGGTCGAAGTTCGATGGCGGGGGGCGGCAGCCGTGAACGTTCGCCCTGGGCGCCTCCCGGCGCGGCAGACCGCCGCCGCACAGCGCAGCTATCAAAGCTACTCGTTTCCGGGGCCATCCCTTGGATGGGTGGCAGACCAGAACATTGTAGTCGGACAGCCGGGCGCGGCGTACCAGTTGGACAATATTTTCCCAACGTCTTCGGGTGGGGTTCTGCGGCGCGGGTCGAGCGTTCGCGTGGACTTGGGAGAGCCGGTCTATAGCCTGTTCACCCACGTGCAGGGAGCCGCAAAGCAGCTTTTGGCCACGACTGAAACCGACGTGTGGGACATCACAGACCCCGACGCCGTTACGAGCGTCCACACGATTACAAACGGCCTCATCTCGACGGCGAAATACGTCTCGACTGATGGCGTCCAGTACATCCGAGGCGTGAACGGGGTTGATACTCCGTGGATTTACAACGGGTCATCCGTAAGCGAGACGCCCGCGCTGACATTCCCGGGCGGGGACGCGACAACGCCCGAAGATTTGTCTTACGTTTGGGTTTTCAAGGACAGGTTCTTCTTTCTGAAAAAGGAGAGCCTCGACGTGTACTATCTCCCGGTTGCCCAGCTTGGGGGCGCGCTGGTCAAGTTCGGCCTTGGGGGCGTCTTTCGCGAAGGTGGGAGCATCATTTTCGGTGCAACATGGTCGCAGGAGACGTCAAGCGGCCTGTCATCCATGTGCGTGTTCGTGACAGACCAGGGCGAGGCTGCGGTTTACCAGGGGTCGAACCCAAACGATGCGGACGATTGGCAGCGCGTTGGCGTTTACTCAATCGGCAAGCCAAGGGGGCCTAATTCGTTCTTCCAGCGCGGCGGCGATCTGGCGATCTGCACTGACGTTGGCTTGATTTCCCTTTCCCAGGCGCTTTTGCGGAACGCCCCCTCCCTTTCTCCATCGGCTATGTCCCTTCCGATTGAGCCGGAATGGTCTCGCTATGTTGCTGAACGGTCTTCGGCCGGCTGGGCTGCCACGGCATGGACAGAGGGCCAAATCCTCGCTGTAGCGCTCCCCACGGGGTCGGGGCAAAGCCCTGTGTGGCTGATTTCGAACGCGACAACCGGCAAATGGGCGCGGTTCACAGGTTGGGACGCCTCATGTTTGGCCGTGTTTGATGGCGGGTTGTTCTTTGGCTCCCCGAGCGGCAAGGTGTACGAGGCCAACGTGACCGGGGCGGATGATGGCGTGCCGTTCACGGGCGTATATGTTCCCGCATTTGATCCGCTTGGCTCTTATGGCCGCAAGGCCGTGCACATGGTGCGGGCGGTCCTCCGGTCGCGATATACTGCAAGCGAGCGGCTTAGTGTTCACTCGGATTACATCGTTGCGCTGCCGACGCCGCCGGCTGCAACTGGGCTCGGTCCTTCAAGCACGTGGGGTGTCGGCGTCTGGGGGATATCCACATGGTCAGATGCATCTCTGAAAAACACGGTGCAGAAGGTTTGGCGCAACGTTTTTGGAGACGGTGACGCGATCACTGTAGCGCATCAGGTCACGAGCGGGTCTATCGCACCAATTGACACAGAGTTCGTTCGCACTGACGTGATGTTCAGCCTCGGGGAGCCGCAATCTTGATGGAATATAGTTTCTCTCAAGAGCAGGGCTGCGAAACTCTTGCTGAACTTTTCCCGCTTTACGCGGAGCATTATAGGCAGATGGCTGACAGGTTGCATGGCGATGGCATGCCCGTCAGCCCGTTCAACCCAAGAATAGACGTTTATGTGCAGGAATGGCAGGCGGGTCGCCTTTTGAATTATGTCGTCAGAACGCCGGACGGTGTCGCCGTTGGGTACAGCAACGTCTACCTGACAAACGACATGCATAATTCGGACCTCGTAGCCAGCGAGGACACGATTTTCATAACGAAATCGCATCGAAATGGCGTGGGAAAGCGCTTCGTCCGGTTCATTCTGGACGATCTAAAGGCGCGGGGCGTGGTGCGGGTAAATATCACGGCGATGACTGACCTTCGGGTTGCGCGGATCTGGCAGCGGATGGGGTTCAAGCCCGTTGCGCAAGCCATGACCTATTATTTTTGAGGCTGATATGTGCCAGCAAAAAGCTCCCGCCGCGCCCGACCCCAGGCAGACGAGCGCCGCGTCCACGTCTACGAACGTCGGGACCGCCATCGCGAATTCGATGATGAACAACGTAAATCAGGTGACGCCAAGCGNCGCGCTGAATTACAGCCAAAGCGGTACGTACAAGTGGAATGACCCCTACACGGGTCAGACGTACGACATCCCGCAATATACCGCCACGCAAACGCTTTCGCCGCAGGGGCAGGCGACACAGGACCAGCTTGACGGCGCCTCTTACAACCTCGCCTCGATTTCCAATGACCGTTCGAAGTTCCTGACCGATTATCTCGGCAAAGAGATGGACACCAGCAGCCTGCCGGGCCTCGTGTCGAACGCGAACCAGACCGGCACAATCGGCGGCGGTTACGACACCAATTTCAGCCGCGACATCGGCGGGAACTACACGAACACAGTTGACCTGACGAACACATACCAGGGCGCGGACGACTTTTCAGCGGATCGCCAGCGGGTCGAGGATGCGCTTTGGCAGCGCGGCGCCGCGTCGAGGGCGCAGGAAGACGAGAGTCTGCGCACTCGGCTCCTGAATTCCGGATTGCGCGAGGGCTCTGCGGCTTGGAATGCCGAGATGGAACGCCTTGGACGGCAGACAGCTGATGAGCGCATCGGCACGATGCTTGCGTCTGGCCAGGAGCAAAGCCGGCTTGTCGGCCTGTCCCGCGACGCGGCGCAGTTCAGCAACGATGCGAACCTGACGGGCGCCAATTTTGGCAACAACGCCTCGCTCACGGCGGCGCAGTACGGCTCTAGCCAGCAGCAGGCACAGAACGCGGCGGGGTTGGCCGGGTCTCAGTTTTCGAACAACGCCAACCTCACGAACGCGCAATTCCAGAACGCGGCGCGCGGGCAGGGGCTGCAAGAGGCGTATGCCGCGCGTGCCCAGCCGCTGAACGAAATCATCGGCCTCATGGGCGGGTCTCAGGTCCAGCAGCCGAATTTCGTCAACACGAACACATCCACCATTCCCACCACGGACGTAGCTGGCATCATCAACACCAATTACCAACAGCAGATGGACGCCTGGAAACAGCAGCAGGCGGCGTCTGGTGGCCTTCTCTCTGGCATCGGCTCCGGTATCGGCTCTCTTCTCGCAGCGCCTTCTAAGAGCATCCTTGGCGGCCTTATCGCTTCTGACGATAACATAAAGAAAAACAAAGAGCGCCTAGGCGATATCAAGGGCGAAATGGGCCTATGGTCATTCAATTATAATAACGAGCCGGACGGCGCCGAAAAGCATATAGGCCTGATGGCATCCGAGGTGCAAAAAGAAAAGCCTTCAGCCGTTAAGAAGGGCAAGGATGGCATCAGGCGCGTTGACTACGGAAAGGCGCTCAAATAATGGCTTACATCTTTGACGCCGCGAAGGGTGAAACGCCGCAGAGCATCGCACGCCAGCGCGAACTTGCAATGGCGATCCTGTCCGGGGGGAACGTGTCTCCCCCCGCATCCCCCGGAGCGGGCATTGGGAATGCTTTCGCGTCCATCGCGCGCGGGCTCGCCTCCCGCGCCACGAGTGGGCAGGCGGACGCCTCCGAGGCTGCGGGAGCGGAATCCGCCAACAAGGCATACCGCGACGCCATTGCAGCGAGTCTTTCCACCGGGCAGCCCATGACCATGCCCAGCGCCCCAACGGCGCCACAGAGTGCGGCTCCAGCCGGTGGCGCCCCGCAGGCGAGGGGGTTCAACGGGACGCAGGAGCAGTTCGTGTCAATGCTGTTGCCGGCCGCTATCGAGGCATCCAAGGAAACCGGCATTGACCCGCGCATCATCGTTGCCCAGGCGGCGCAGGAGACCGGGTGGGGCAAGAGCGCGCCGGGGAACAACTATTTCGGCATCAAGAGCCATGGCATGCCGGGTGGGAATGTCCTTGCCACCTCCGAGCACGTGAACGGGCAGAAAGTGCCAGAGCGCGCATCGTTTCGGGCGTATGCGAGCCCCGAAGAGAGCGTCAAGGGCTACTCAAGCTTTATCCAGACGAACCCGAGATACAAGCCGCTCATGCAGGCGCAGAGCTTGGATGCACAGCTCGCGGCATTGCAGGCGTCCGGCTACGCGACAGATCCGAACTATGCGGCCTCGGTTGGCAGTATCGCGCGCAAGATCCCGGTTTCTGGCACCGATCAGCCGCAGATGCCGGAAAATGCCCAGGCAACGCAGATGCCGCCATCCGCGCCCCCTGCGGCGCAACCTTCGGCGCAGCCATCTAACCCCGCGCCGGCAGACAACGCGCGCCTGAAGGCAATCGCGGACGCTTTGTCAAACCCTTTCCTAAACCAGGGGCAGCGGTCGGTATTGACCGCAGAATATCAGCGCGAGATGCAAGCCCGCGACCCGATGTATCAAATGCAGATGGAAAAGGGCCGGCTTGAGCTGAACGCCATTCGGAACCCGCAGGCCAAGGCGACAGATGACATGCGCGAATATGACCTTGCTCGCCAGCAGGGTTACACCGGGACGTTCACGCAATACCAGATGGACATCCGCCGCGCGGGCGCGCCTTCTACAAACGTGAATGTCGGGGAGGGAGATAAGTTTTACGAGAATTTGGACAAAAAGAACGCCGACACCTTCGCCGCGCTTTCGGATGGCGGCATGGGCGCGCGCGGGCGGCTGGCGAACCTCAACACGTTGGACCAGCTCCTTCAGCAGTCTCCGACCGGCGCGGGGGCGCAGGTCAAGCTTTGGCTGGGTGATCTTGGCATCAATACCGAGGGCGTGGACGATCTCCAGGCGACGCGAGCGCTTATCGAAAAGCTCGTTCCCGAACAGCGCGCGCCCGGCTCCGGCCCCATGTCGGACGCTGATATTGCGATGTACCGCAAGAGCCTGCCCAGCGTCATGAACCAGCCGGGCGGAAACGCCATGATCCTGGGCACCGCGAAGGCCATTGCGCAGTACGACATACAGATGGGTGCGATTGCTGACGCCGTTGCGGATCGCGAGATCACCCCTGCGGAGGGGCGCAAGCGCATCCGGGAGCTTGCGAACCCACTGGACGGCTATCGCGAGCGCATGCGCGAATTCGGCGGCGCGCCTCCTGCTTCAAACAACGACGGATGGACCACTCTTCCGGGCGGTGTCCGCGTGCGCGAAAAGGGTAAGTGATGCCGATTTTTGAGCTTCAAGGCCCGGACGGCAAAACCTACGAGGTCGAAGCGCCGGACATGCGCTCGGCCGCGTCCGCGTTCGGGTCCATGGCGGGGCCGAGCGTTGGCGATATGTCGGTGCGCAACGTTGCCACGGCTGCGGCGCGGGGTGTTCCCATCCTCGGCGGTATGGTTGATGAAGCCGTTGCCGGCGCGCAGTCCATGTTTGGCAATGGATCGTATGAAGACAACCTCAAGGCGGAACAGGCGCGGCAGGCGGCATTTGACAGGCAGAACCCATGGACTTCAGGAGCGGCGCAGGTCGCGGGTGGCGTAGCGGGCACAATCCCCATGATTATGGCCGCGCCCGGCTTCTTCGGGGCTGGTGCTGCGGGCCTTGCGGCTCGCGCCGGCATGGGGGCGCTTTCGGGCGCCGTTGTCGGAGGTGCTGACCAAGCGGTGCGCAGCAACGGTGACATGGGGGAGGCGGCGAAGGGCGCGGCGGTCGGGGGCGCATTCGGCCTTGCTGCTCCATTGGCTGGCAAGGTCGCTGGAAAGGCGTTCGACGCCGCAGCGGACTTTGTAGGTCGCCCGACAAGCGCGCTCGGTGGCGTGTCACCGCAGGCGGCGCAGTATGCCGCGAAGACGCTCAACAATCCCGTTCGACAGGCGCAAACCCAGGCGCAATTGCAGGCGCTTGGCCCCGACGCGATGCTTGCCGACGTGTCGCCAGAATGGGCGATGATCGCACGCGGCGCGGCGGCGCGCCCTGACAACCGCGAAATCATCATCAATACCCTCTTGGGCCGTGACGCGGGGAAAAACGCCCGGCTTGGTGCTGATCTTGATTCGAGCCTTGGCAAGGTGGTGGCGCCGAGTGCTGTCACTGCCGATATTCGGGCGGGACAGGAGGCGCTTGGCCCTGCTTACAACCGCGCTTTTGACAACGCGCGAGCTGTCAATACCGAGAACATCGCCAACGCCCTCGACGGGTCGGCCTCGATCCTTCGCGGTCCGGCTCAAAAGGCCACCAATCAGGTTCGTGGTATGTTGGACGTTCCCGGCACAAGCACGCTCGATCCGAACCCGAGCGCTCTATTCCAGACGCGGCAGGCCATCGACGGGCTGCTGGCCACGGAACAGAACCCGCAGGTCATTCGACAACTTGCTGCCGCTCGCGCTCAGATTGACGATACACTGGCCAACGCGGTCCCTGGCATCAAAGGCGTTGACGCTCAATATTCCGAGCTGGCACGCCAGGGCGAGGGCCTT